GACCTTCCCGACCTTCACAGTATTAAGAATGAATTGCAGGTTATCGCTGGTGATAACAAATTCAGTGCCAATTTTAATTTCCATATTGTTTCCTTAATCGTAATTTTGGTTTTCAGGGCGGCGCATGAATTCTGAGTCACTCAAATCGACCGCAATAAAATGGCCTACCAGCAACGCCAGTAGACCGAGTAAAGTTAAATAGCCTGTCATGCCTTCCCCGAAAAAAGATGGCTTTGCGCCTCTCGGCGTTGTTGGCAGCTCACGCATGTATCAACGCCGGGAACGGCAACTCGACGGGCAGGCGGAATCGGAGCATCACATTCTTCACAAACGAATGCAGAAGGCAGTGCAGAGGTTTTGCGGGCATTAGCGATCTGCGCCTCCAACACCTGCGCCTGATGTTCTTGTGCGTAATCCATCAAGTCAGCCATTAGTGCAGCTCCTGCGCTTGGTGCTCGATGGATTCAGCCTCTTGGCGGAGCAGCTCTACAGCCTCAACCGCCGTTAAACCGTTCTTAGTGATATGGGCAGCCAAACGCACCAGACGAGCAGCGGCGAGATCGGCTTGATTCTTACGCTCATCAAGGCGGGCGTTATCAAGCAACACTGCTACCTGTGAAATTTCGCTACCTTCTTTTGCCGGGTCTAATCCCATAAAAATCAAATTCGACATATTTAATTCCTTATTTCAGGCAAAGCGATGCCCGGCGGGTTAACGCCAGAATTACGCAATACGATTAATTAGTGTTTAATTCGCAATCATCATCACTGATAAATCGCGGTAAGGTTTTTGATAAATCAATTAGGTCATTCAGCGCCCACACGATTTGTTTACGCTCTGAAAAACTCATTTCTGCAAACTTCATGCTTATATGCCGCTCTTTAAGCCCAGCATGAAAACAAATAGTTCTGCGGATATGTCCCGGTGATTTATCAAAAGCCTCTTGCGCCACGTTCTTTCTATGCGCGAACAGATCACGCTTAATCTGTGAAATGCGCTTAATGCCGATAGCTTTTTGGTCATCCGTTGCCAGTAACATATCAACCCCAATTAACGGCAGAACATACGGCGCAGTAGTTGCGCAGGTTTTGCAGTAGACAGACCGCGCAGTAATGCCGCCTGATCGTGACGTGGCCGCCAGCGTTTACCGCCCGGCAGTTCAATAAAGCCGTTTTCAAAATGGCGCGATGGGCTTTGCTGTTTCAGCAGTGGAGCGATTGAGATAGGCACAATGATCACCTCAACTTAAACCAGCAACAGCACTCAACCCGCTGATCACATCAACGGTGGAGGCTAACGCCGGGGTAGATTGGATACGGTTTTGAACCGTCAGGCCGATTAGCGACAAATGGCGGATCGCCGTATTGACGCTTTCAAGCAGTGCGCTTTTGCGTACCGGGGTTTTGTGATCGCCCTGAACGGCAGCAGCAGCAATATTGCCGACGGCAGCCGTCGCCTGCAGTGCATATGTTGGGATGTTCCCGGCGCTAGCTTCGTTGACCGGCACGGACGGCATGCAATTTATCTGCGCTAACAGAGCATCAAGCAGGCTGGAATCTTCTGTAGCGTCGGTAATCGTTAGTAATTCCGCACAAGTAAGCTGATGAGGTTGGCCCGGACTCAGCTTATTGCGTAACGTCTGGGCATTCATGCCGATTTGCTTAGCAAGAACCGTCACATTGTGGCGGGAAGGAAACTGGCGACAGGCTTCATCGAAGTGCGAATGTTTAGAAACCGCGTAATCAAACATGTTTCACCCTCAATAATTCACTTAAAGTGAATTACGCACCAATGACGAGTTGAAAACGTGAATGCCCCAACGCTTGGCGCATCTGATCTTCTTTCCAACGAGCGTAATAAATACGAATCGGGCCACCTGCTTGTTTACATCCCTTGCGGATTTTTCGAGGTTCGATAGGTACACGCGGGTTATCGCCTGTTGTCCAGCGGTATGCGGTACGTTCAGAAACCCCCTCAAGCTCTGCGAACTGTTGCAGGCTAACGATAGGTGCAGGCACTTTGATGATTGCGATTTCAGAAGCCATGTAGCATGATTCCCTGTTTGTCAAAGTTTGCAATTGCCATGACTCTGTTTGCCAATACTTGTCATCAATTGCGTAGGATTAGCCAAATATATTCCTCAATTGAGGAATAGTAAATGGGTTTTATCGAAATGAGAATAGATTCTTTAGGATGGAGCAACGTGGGTGTACTCGATCGCATCTGCGAGGCTTATGGATTTTCACAGAAAATTCAATTAGCTAACCACTTCGATATTGCGTCCAGTTCACTGTCCAACAGGTACACCCGAGGCGCTATCTCCTATGACTTCGCCGCTCACTGTGCCCTTGAAACAGGTGCTAATCTTCGGTGGTTGCTTACTGGGGAGGGGGAAGCATTTGCAGGTAATGCTTCATCGACTGATATAAAACGGGTCGAGACATTCACATTAAGTGAAGAAATACTCAAACCCGATGATTACCTAAGTATAGACTCCAAATTTTTCACAAAACCGCTCTCTGATGGGATGACTATTCGTTCCGAGGGAAAGATTTATTTTGTGGACAATCAAGCATCATTATCCGATGGCTTATGGTTAGTCGATATAGAGGGGGCAATAAGCATTCGAGAGCTGACAAAACTACCGGGCAGAAAACTTCATGTTGCAGGTGGGAAGGTTCCTTTTGAGTGCGGCATTGATGATATTAAAGCGTTAGGTCGCGTTGTTGGTGTATACAGTGAGGTTAACTAATGACCGTGCGTAAGAACCCCGCAGGCGGATGGATCTGCGAGTTATATCCAAACGGGGCAAAGGGCAAACGCATTCGTAAGAAATTCGCCACCAAAGGCGAGGCGCTAGCCTTTGAACAGTACACAGTACAAAATCCGTGGCAAGAAGAAAAAGAAGATAGACGAACGTTAAAAGAGTTGGTTGACGCATGGTATAGCGCACACGGCATTACTTTGAAAGACGGTCTAAAACGCCAATTAGCAATGTACCATGCTTTTAAGTGTATGGGCGAACCGCACGCACGTGATTTCGATGCGCAAATGTTTTCCCGCTATCGTGAAAAACGGTTAAAGGGTGAGTATGCCCGTTCAAATAGGGTGAAAGAAGTATCACCCCGCACACTTAATCTTGAACTAGCCTACTTTCGGGCAGTATTCAATGAGCTAAATCGCCTCGGTGAATGGAAGGGAGAAAATCCGCTGAAAAATATGCGCCCCTTCCGCACAGAAGAAATGGAAATGGCCTGGCTAACACAAGACCAGATTGCATTACTGCTCGGTGAGTGCAAGCGGCATGACCATCCAGACTTAGAAACCGTGGTAAAAATCTGTCTCGCCACTGGCGCTCGGTGGTCTGAGGCCGAGAGCATAAAAAAAAGTCAGCTAACGGAATACAAAATTACCTACACCAACACAAAAGGCAGAAAAAACCGCACCGTACCCATAAGCAAAGAACTTTATGGTTTTCTGCTTGATGATAAAAAAGGCCGGTTGTTTAGTGATTGTTATGGCGCGTTCCGGTCTGCTCTAGAAAGAACAGGAATCGAATTACCAGCGGGGCAACTTACCCACGTTTTGCGCCACACCTTCGCCAGTCACTTTATGATGAATGGTGGTAATATTTTGGTGTTGCAACGCGTGCTCGGCCATACCGATATCAAAATGACTATGCGATATGCACACTTTGCTCCTGACCATTTAGAGGATGCTGTTAAATTAAATCCACTAAATCATCAGGCGAACACTTATAGCTAATGAATTAAATGAAGAGGTACTCATGACTGGTTATTTATATGACTTTACAAAAGAGCATTCTTTTCATGGAGAGTTTTGGAACAACCCTAATGATAACAAAGGCAGGTTTTCAGCTAAAATAGAATATACTCCTTATAATGGATTGACATTAGACTATTGTATTTCAGATAGTGACAGTCCAACAACATGCCAGCGATTATATGGAGTATTAAACACCGGAGAACCATGTACTCTCATTGGCCCATTTGATTTTCTTCATGGCTCAATACACTTTGGTAAGTTAAGAGTTTTAACTGGCAGACACTATTTCAAAGCAATAATATTTAATGGGATGTATACAGATCATGATAGCGTCGAATACTGTGACCTATCTCTTTATGGCATGCAGGAGTTTATCCACCCTCAAGGTTTCATATCTCAACTAAAGCATTCGACAACACCTATTTTATCTACTCAAGGTACAGGATGGAAGATTGATGTTATCAATAATGCTACATTTAGTAGTGTTGGGGATGATGTTTTAAATATTATCAACTGCCAGAATGAAGAAGCACTAAATAAATTCACCAAAGACTTCCTAACAACTAAAAAACAATATCCTGAAGCACTTTTCTCAATAAGAAAAAATCTTAAATTTTATCTACGATATACTAACACCAACGATGTAAGCATCGTAAAACACATTGATGACCTATGGAAAATGACGGGGCTTTTCTCAATCCT